TTCCCCGATTTAATTTTTTTTAATGACCAAAAGGAACTACGTATATGTCGTCCCATTCTTCACCTTTCATCCCTTCAAGTATAGATTTAGCTAAGGAGAATCTTCGATAAGAGTCGTATTTTAATTCGTGTTCTATTGCTGATAAAACCTGTAATAAAGGAATTGCGGGTAGGGGATCTCCGTAGAGATCCTCTTTAATTTTTTCATCTCCCTCCCAGATTTCAACGTTAATATAATCCATACCAAGGCCGAATAATTCTGTGGATTTGGAATCCAAACCAAGATGAGATCCCTTGACATCATTTAAAAACCTCCAATCTTTAAATTCTGGGGATATTTCTTTGCCCTTGGAAAAAAGAATTAATTTGGATAATGTTCCTATACCTATTTTAGAAAGATCGACTCTAGCAACCTCTAGGAATGATTTATCCCTTAGTACTCCAATAATTAATTTGATTTCGTATCCCATGTCATTTCATAAATTTTCCAAAGATTTCATATTTAATATTTATTGTGGTCGGTAAATAAAGGATCTATAGTATGATTTATTTCTTCCGATTTTCTCTTCTCCATATAAGCTAAAGCAGCCTTCCCCGTATGATCGAATGGATCAAAAGAGTCATTGAACATTTCTTTTTTCATTTCTGGGTTCACTCCGTTTATCTTATTGAAGGTATCTAATTTTTTGGATATCTGTTCTAAGTATTCTTTGCTTGGTATCATATTTTATGATTTATATTTTCCAAAAATATAATAGGGACTGATGAGCAGCTCCGTGTATCCAGCCATTAAAACCAGCTTGATTAATTCTATTAACAAAAGCTTCCATTAGTTTTGTGTTTGAATTTTCGGTAATTCCCTTTATGTTATGCCACTCAACAAATATCCTATCAATCTTCCTTAATGTATCATCAGTTATGGTATTAAAACAGGATCTTTCCGATCCCTCTATGTCAACCTTAAGAAAGTCTATTCTATCTAATTCACAAATAGAAAATACATCATCCAGCGTTATAGCTTCAACCAATGCTTTTTCCTTCAAAGACGGCCAAAGACCTATTTCTAGCATTCCCCTATGATCTGTAATTGCTTTATGGTATGTTTTCCAATTAATTCCTTTATTCATTAATAGGGACTCATAAACAACAGGATCAGCTTCAAATGCATATATCTCTTTAGCCCCAATTCTTTCTGCATATCGGGAGGACATACCTATATTAGATCCAAGATCAACAAAAATGTCTCCGGGCTTAACAGAACATTCAGGTTGGAATGTTAATTCGGTGTGATGGAATGTTGACCAATACATACATGCCTCCCATCCATATGCCATTTCAACTTCCGTTTGTGAGGCATTGAAATTAACATTATCAAAATCCATTAGTTCTCCACCAATTGTGTGGAATTTTTCTCTCATCATATCTTTTGTATCTATTTAGTTTTATAATAACTTCCGAAGTTAAATTTGAACTCTTTGGCGTATTTTCTCACATCTTTGGTATCGAACGATTTATGAATCCCCGTAGATAAAAATGCTTGAATCTCGTCGCTAATTATTTTATTATCATCGGCATATCCAAATTTGATTAATGACTTCTTTAGGAAATTATAGTCCTTCTTGTTCATGGAGTCTAATAGGGAATTACACTCTTTTTTGTATTCTTTATTTGTAAAATACAATCCGTGCGCTATCTCATGATGCATGGTTTGGATGTCGTCGTTTCCTGCACCGATTAAATACCATCTGCACCTTTCACCGCCGTTTTTATTCTGTGAATCGATAGAGCAATGAAAATATATCCCATTCATAACTTTGTCATATTCAGTTTCTTTATAGAATTTATTATTGGCCTTTTCGAGAATATTAGAGGGTATATTATAACCGCTCCAGTCATAGGGATACGTAAACTTAGTATCTCCCCTTTCCTTTGTGTACGTTCTCATGAATTCCTCCAAAGTGAAGTACTTGTTTCTTATGTTTTTATATGGTGATTCATAAAATTCCTGGTACCTGCAAAAAAGCATAGCCCGATCATAATCATCATCGATAGCAGCACAATATACCCCGGGGATCATCTCCTTAACAACCCCCTTCACTAATCTGCTTTTTATTTTATACATTCTTAATATTTTAAATCGATCAAAAATACGAATAATACCCGAGGAATTTAAACGTTTAAAATTGTAGTTATTATTTCCCAAATATTTCAGTACGGAGGAATTTTTAAGGAAACCCCATATTCTTTTGAATATATAAATTAAATAACAACAATTATGGGAATATTAATATTAGCAGTCGCAATATGTTCTTTGTACTTAATTTACGTAAATAAGATAAAAAAGGATAAGCCTAAAGTACAAGAAGCACCAGAAAAAATAGAGCCTTCGGCTAATCTGGAAGTTGAGTATTCTGTAGAGCTACCTGTTAAAAAAACTAGAAAGCCAGCATCTAAGAAAGCAGAGGTTAAAAAACCAGCGGTTAAAAAGCAGGTCGCTAAGAAGCCAGCGGTTAAAACCCCAGTAGCTAAGAAACCAGTAGCTAAGAAGACTAAGGTTGATACTACAAAAGCAAAGAAGTCTAAAAAGTAGTAGGAATTAGGTACTAGATATCATCAAGTATACCCGCTTGTATTAAATCATATACGTTGCCCATCGATTTTTGAAGGGATTTATTATCATTTCTCTTCGAGATCTCTTTAATCACCCTTTGCTTTATGTGAACAGGAAGCCTTTCGTAGATCTTCGTTATCTTAATAGGATCCTTGGAGTAGCTACCTGAAATGTAATTAGAGACATCCATGTAATCTAAAAATTTACTTAGATGCTCTTGGTCCCTATAATCGATAAGATCCCAGGATAAAGCAATTGCAACATTATATGGCGTACCTGTGGAAACGTCCTTTGCAAGGAGGTTTAGGGTTTTTTCCGAAACAGTATTAGCAGAAAGTACTAAATTTTCAGGATCCATTAAAGGTAATCCCTCCAAAGAATTTAAAAGATTTGAAGAACAATTAAAACCAGATCCTAATATTTTAGGGGATCCCTTAAGATTTTCTAATGAATTATTATTACACACAAAATCTCCGAGTACGATAGATGGGCCAAACTCAAGAGAACGTAAGTTATTATTGGAACATATAAATTTCCCATTTAATTTATTCGGTGATCCTTTTAGTGTTTCAAGTCTATTTTCCGAACAATTATACAATTTACCAACAATTTTTGGACCTCCAATTAAAGAGGTTAATATATTATTTTCGCACTGGAAAAATCCTCCTATTTCTCTAGGTGATCCGCTAAGAGAAATTAATTTATTAACAGTTACTCTGTAATCGCCACCGACCTTAATAGGTCCTTCTTCTAACGAGGTTAATTCGTTAAAATCTGCTATAAAATTTCCAGGTATTTCTTTTGTGCATCCCCTTAGAGATTCTATCTGATTGTACATGCAATCAAAATTTGATCCTACTGTTATTGGAGAGTATTTTAGGGATTTTAATTTATTAGAAGAGCATCTGAAAGATCCCCCGATCTCTTCCGGACAATTTATAAGAGATTCTAGATTATTATTAGAGCAATTAAAATTGCCAGTGATTTTTTTAATTCCTACTTTAGGTAGAGCTTTTTGTTCTGGCTTTAAACCATTTGAGCAATCAAAATCCCCATTTATTAAAACTGAACCTTCTTGGGTAATGGTCCAGGATCCGGAGACAAATTTATTTAAAAACTCTATTAAAGATGAGGGTAACTTTTTCGACATTCATTTATCTATCAATAGATATTTTCTCAAAAGATATAGTTGGATTCATTCCGGTTTCTCTAAAATAGGAAGATCTTATTTTTTTACCGAGTTCCATGTCATTTGGTGTATCCAAGATGACCCGATGATCTATCATTATATGGGATCTTGAGGATCCCTGATAGCATGACGTGCATAGCTGTCCCATTCCCTCAACGTATCCATATCTTATATCAATATGGTCAGATACATTATATTCTGTGTGTATTCCACACATAACACATTTTTCTTTTCCTGAATTCATACTCTTAGGTATTATTGGTTATCCATTAGATGCATCGATCATTCCCTGTTTATAAACCGCATCTAAAACTTCCTTTCTTCTCTTAACCGATGGCTTTGTATAGCTTTGTCTTTCCCTCAGTTGATTAATAAGCTTAGTTTTAGATACTTTGTTCTTATAAACCTTTAAGGCCTGATCTATAGATCCGTATTTTGTTGTGTCTATTATAATCATAATATGATATCTATCCCTAAATAAATAAAAAGTTTCAAAAGATTAATATCTAATTTTTACCATTTTCCGAAGGAATCCAATAATTAAAGTAAAAATCTCTGATGAATTCTAGTGTTATATTTCCACTTAAGAATCTATCTCTGAGACCGAAATCTTTAAAGTTAATAGCATTCCCATTTATCGTAAATTTATAAATAGGTCTAATTTGTTCTAGATCGTCCCTTTCATTCAATGATGTTATTTCGGTTGAAGTAAATTTTAAAAAATCCCTGTTATTTAGAAGTAACCTAAATTTAGAGGTTACAGTAGTTCCTTCAGTGAAAGTTCTTGCTGATAGGTAGATGGGCTTAACGTGCCTTTTATCAAGATCAAATATATCTATAGCGGTGCTTCCCAAATCTTTTATTCCCCTTCTGTCCCTCATATCGCAAGTCCATTTACTATATTCTTTGTCAGAATAATCGTACATCATTGTTTCACATTGGCTCAATACCTGTTTTTTTATCATTTTTTTGAGATTAAATAATTTCCTAAAACTAAGAAATCCATTTCAGAATCTAAAAATCTTATTATAGCATCCCTCGGGTATAATGTTATTGTTTGATCTTTGAAATTAAAAGAGGTGTTAAGTAATATGGGATATCCAGATAACTCGCCAAATGTTTTTAATAAGCGATAAAATCTTGGATTTTCGTAAGGGGTTACTGTTTGTACTCTTGCTGTTCCGTCCACGTGTGTTATTGCTGGTAAATCCCACCCCTCTTTAACCTTTACTACCATATTCATATACGGAATAGGACCTTCTATTTCAAAAAATTTAGATGCCGCATCAAAGGTAACGGAAGGTGCGAACGGCCTAAACATCTCTCTCTTCTTTATCACTGAATTTATTCTGTCCTGCATGTGCGGATAAAGAGGAGAGGCTAGAATAGATCTATTTCCCAATGCTCTTGCACCAAACTCCATTTTACCCTGGAACCATCCTATAACATTTCCCTCATTAAGAAGATTTGAGCATTTAAAAACAAGATCTGTTGGATCTAGATGATCGTAATTAATACTCTTTTCAAAAGGTTTAATGGATGCTTCCACCTCCCCCCTTTCAAAAGATGGACCCTGATATGCATCAAATGATCCCTTTCTTTTCCATTCCTTTACTACATTTATATAATGAAGACATGCACCTATAGCTGATCCCCCATCTGACGGTGATAGCGGTACCCAAACGTTTTTATAATTAGAAGCCGAGGATATTTTAGAGTTTGCTACACCGTTATAAGCGCATCCACCTCCTAAACATAAATTACTAGTGGTATTAAGCTCGTAGCTAAACTTTATTACCTCCATCAATATTTCTTCATAGATCTTTTGAACGGAGGCAGCTATATGCTTGTGGTGAGTTTCTATGGCATCCTTGGGAGATCTTGGTGGAACGTCAAGAAGAATAGGGAGATTTTGGTTAAACATTATTCTATCTGAATAATTCCATGAGAAATATTTCATATTTACTATGATTTTATCCTCCCTGTAATCTATGGTTTTTTTAATTGAGTCATAATAAATAGACGGATCACCATAAGAAGCTAAACCCATAACCTTATATTCCCCCTCATTAGGTTTAAATCCCAAAAAAGCGGTGAATGCAGAATAGAAAAGACCTAGCGAATGCGGATAACTTATTGAATGTAATTTTGCTATTCGGTTTTCTTTTGCCCTAGAAATAGTGACTGTCTCTTTTTCACCAACACCATCAACTGTTACTATATTACATTCGGAAAAATTAGAAGTGAAATATGCTAAAGATGCGTGGGATAGGTGATGATCAACAAAATGAATTTTTTTAGAAAATCCAAGCTCCTCTAATAAAATCTCTTCGATCGATTTCTTTTTTTCACTAAATAAGTGTGTTAAGATTCTCCCTATATTTTTAATTGGGTTTTTTCTGAATGTCTCGATTACTCTTTCCCTCTTTTTTATCGGGTTTTCGTACCAGCAAACAACGTCTATATCTTTTTTTGATATTCTATTAGACTTGAGTAGCCATTTAATGGTTTCAGTTGGAAACGAGCTATCCCCCTTGATTCCAGTGAATCTTTCCTCCTCTGCTGCACCTAGCAAAGTGTTGTTTCTATACAGACATGCTGCAGAATCGTGGTAAAATGCAGAGATCCCAAGTATATACATCGGTTATTTTAAATTTATATTTCTAAGAATCTAAATGTTTCCATCTATCCTTGTTTACTATTGCAGAAATGCTCCTTCTTGACATTCCAAATTTTTCTGCCAATTGGATCATAGTAACAGACCCCGATTTATAAATTTTTCTGATTTCTTGAACCTCTGATTCCGTTAACTTGGAATTTGGGTTTTTCTCCCCACTTAAAAAGGGATTGATAGATTTTTCTTCCTTCATATCCCTTATATATCAAAAACGCGAACACGCGAATTATTCAGTAGATTCCTCTTCCTTTTCTTCGGATTTTCTAATCTTTTTTTCGTGAATTATTTTATCCCCCATGATCTTCGCAGCTGCTTTTCTCATAGCCTTTTTATCAGCAGGATCCATTTTTTCAAGTTCTCTCTTTTTCATTTATTCCCATTCTTTTATTTCCAAAACCAAATCACCAGATCCCTTTATAACCCTGTGCCATGTTAATTTGGGTATTATTACAGAATCGAAAGATTTAGGAAGTTCGTTTTCTATCTGTATTTTCCAGTCATTACCCTCTACAGTTCTAACACTTCTGTTTTTTAGATCCCGGTGCCACATCAATTCTATTGGATCTATCTCCTGGGAGAATTTTCTAATTATAAAATCCTCGGAGCGTGTGTCAATATATGGTTTAATATCTACCAAAATCCCGGATAAGTTTTTCCTCCCCAGATATGAGCATATCGATTTATTCTACAAGCCCAATATCCTGGTTTGGTTTTATCTTTCTTTTCCTTGCATTTATGTCTAGCTGCAAAACTTCTTCTTCTTTCGGGGTCACTTACTTTAGAGGACATTCCATGTATTCCAAATTGAACCTTAATTACTTTGCCATTATCTTTTTTAACATAGACATAGAATTTTTTGGTTCCACCCCTCATAGGGTATCCTAATTTCACATTCTTTCCGTGGTATTCGGCTTCGTCTAAAATTTCCAATGGCATATCAAGAGGAACTGTTACGCCTTCGTATACGCCAATTAAACCAAGGTCTGTTGCTTCAAAAAGAAGAGACGTTGATCTGTCGACATAAAGATTACCAGAAAGATATAATTCTCTAGCTTCTTTTAATAAGGTAATATGAGAATTGCTGCCCGGCCTGAATATTGATTCAGCAATACAGATTCTGTTGTCGATGTGAAATTGAAGGTGTTCTGATAATAACATATTAAACCATATTTTTAGCTAGCATATCATCTCTGAAAGCAGTCGATTTTGCTAGAGTTTCCTGGAATATAGGCTTACTTAAATCGTTGCCTAGACCAGCGTTAACATGAAAGACCGCTTTAAGTGCTGCATCCTTATTTGGAAACTCGTTAGGATCATTAGATCCATACATAGATTTAACTTTAGGATTTTTTAAATTCTCTACAAAATAAAGTACTGCAACTTCTGCTGCAACATCTAAGTCATTTAATGCATCGGGATTGGTAAGAAAGTTTATTGACTTTCCAAGTTTTCCATTTTCGTTGTAGAGCTTTTGCATTTTTTCATATCCGGCTTTAAAAGTAATCCCATTAAATCCTCTTCCTAGATATTTTGCTCCGTCTCCTGGTTGGGTGTTTCCCATTTTTTGAGAAGCCCCTGTAGGATCATCTGGGCCATAAACTCTATCCCAAAATTTAGCAGGATCAGCTTTTATTGTGTTAATTTCGGCGTCACTTAAAGTGGCTACTCTTTTGCCGAAAATTTTTCTAATTCTATCATTACTAGTATTAGTGTAAGGAGCCTCATTCTGTGGTGCCCAGCCACACTCTTTACCGATAACACCCTGAATAGATGCTCTCATATTTTTATCGGTAATCTCATGTCTGTCCATTGCTTTGTTTACTGCCTCTACACCCTTTTTAACATCTTCTGCAGAAGGAACTTTAGCACCACTTCCTTGTAATCTTTCGCCCCATGATGTACCTCCGCCTTCGGAATCACCCCCTAAGAAATCACCAAATCCTGCCCCCTTAATTATCTCAGCAGCACTTTTTAATGTATCTAGCATTGATCCCCCTGTGCCAGTAGGATCTTTCATTGGGTCTTTCTCTTTTGTCTCTTGTTCATTTACGAAACCAGAAAATTGTTTTAAGTATCTCATATTAATTTCTAAATTTATGTGGAAACATCATTCTTAGTTCATGCCCCTGTGGTATATCTTTTTTTCTAATTCCAAATAGTTTCTCTTCTGGGCAAGGATCTTCTCCGTTCCATTTAAACCCATTATTGCATGCCCAGGTTTTCATCCCCATGTTGTATGATTGGCCAGGGGAATACGGAAATCTAAGGCCTGCATTGTTTTCAATAGATTCTATTCTTCCCCCCTTGACAGTGAATATAATATCCCTGTTTTGCTTTGATGTGAGCGTTATCTTTTCGCCGTCAGAGTAAGACTCGTATATTTTTAAATGCTTCATTGATTCTATATATCAGATACATAAATCAATCTTTCAGAAACAAAGGATCTCAAATAAACTAAAATAATAAAAAAACATGGCAGAAAGAAAATATCTACCCACATTGGCAGAATTGGTCGACAGGTTAAGCATTTCACAGTTAAAAGAAGTTTTTATCTCTCAGCATAAAGATGAATATTCAGAGGAAATTAAGGACATTGTCCATGATATTCAGATTTTGCTAGATTCCAGCGAAAAAGTAACTGCAGACACAATCAGAGCTATAGTGGTTCTTTCACAAATGAATCTTCACATCTGGCACAATGAATCAAATTACCGAAAGGGAATAAGAGACGGAAATAACCTAGAACTTACCCACGGATTAAACGGGATAAGAAATACGGCAAAGAACAAGATCCAAGAAATAGTAGGCGGAAGAAAAGATTATAAAATCGATTGCTTAGCCGCAGACTTTAGCGATTGGGAAATTAGCTGGTAATTATTGAATGTAATATAATTCGGGGTATTCTACTATAACATGAATACCTCCATTTTCATATGCACTCTTATAGATCTCTTCAATATCATTCCATTTATTAAGATCATGAAAATTAATATTTGGACACATCGATTTAAATTCTGCCAGATAATTACCTCTATGCTGATGTCCAGGATCTAGTGGTTTATCTGATCCTTTTCCTAATCTAATTATCATATTAGTATCCCATTTTCCCTGGCTCATTAAATTTATCTTATCAACGTGGTTTACCAATTGATTCGTTGCACAGATTAAAAAATCCCAGCGAGGATAAAATGTGATAACAAAATCCCCAGCCATTGCCATCCCTAGAGACATGCCCATTTGGGATTCTTCCATTACAGGAACTTCAATCATTTTATCCTTTGAGACATTACCAATTGTAGTACTCATAGGATTTCCGTGCCATAGAAGTTGTTGCCCGATAAAAACAGTATCTGATTGCTCCCCGAGGAATGTCATCGAATTGGTTAGAGCATCTTTGTAAGGTGTGTATTGAGGTTGTGCCATATTTAATTTATTTTAACATGAAAGAATAAAGAATGAAATTTAGAATGAGCAAGAAATCTAGATCCATCTTTACATTCATACATGTTTACTTGTTTACCATTTACAATGTCTGTAAATTTATATCTAATGAATTTAGCAAATAATCTTTTCATATCTATCGATTAAAAAACTACCCATTTACCAGTTCCGTAATGTGGCCATTCTTTTTCATATTCGTACCAGATAACATTATCTGGGATTTCTCTTTTAATCCCTCCCCAGGTTTCTATTGTTGGGGTATTGGTTGAAACGTGATTATCTTCAACAACAAATACTATTGGAAGGTTTAGATTTTTAGCATACTTGTGCATTTCATAAAATCCCCCAGTCTCAAAAGCCATATCACCAACGAAGCACCAAACCTTATCGTTTCTTTTTTCTCTTTTATTAGAAAGAGCAACACCGGTTGCTATAGGAATTATTGCACCAACTATAGCGGATGCATAAAATCTTTCTTCCTGACTTACTATTGTGATAGATCTTCCAGCAATAATTTCTTCCTCCAGCCAAACTGGGCATACACCTTTAATTAAAGCATGATAGTGAGATCTCCAGGTGGAAAAAACCCAATCAGTAGGTTTAATTCTTTTACCTATCTCTATTAGTTGATCCTCATTTCCACCACTAAGATGTACAGGTCCTTTAATTCTCCCCGCTTCCCAATGATCTGCAATTAATCTTTCAAATTTTGATAACTCTTCTTTGGTATAAATCCCATCATTGACTATTGGGTATTTTTCTAAATTTTTTATCATCGGTCTCTTTTTTGTAATATTGGTTTATCTGTTGGCCATTCCATCTGATACTCAGGATCGTTCCATTTAACCACACCCTGCTCACCAGCATCAACATATCCATCTTTGTAGAATAAATTATAATGAAACATGCAATTTGTTAAGGCATAGTGTCCATTAGCAAATCCTGGTGGAATAAGAACTTGGTTTCTGTCTTTTTCTGTTATCATAAAAGATTCCCAATCTCCGTAAGTTGGTGACTGATTTCTCATATCTAACACAACCAAATAAATATCACCAACTGCTGCTTGAACTAATTTCCATGTCTTATTATCATAATGTAATCCTCTCAATACACCCTTATATGATTTTGAAAATCTTCCGTGTATACTGATCTCATTCTTATCATAATGTATATGTTTCATTACCGGATGTTCTTCCGAATGAAATGTGGTAAAGATCTCTCCCCTATATTCTCTATAGATTGAAGGTGTAAAGATTGGAACCTCATATCCAAACTTTTCTGAAGGTGTTTCCGTAAATTCGTCCCACTTGTTACTCATCGTCTTACATATTATTTGCATATCCTAGAGGAAATCCATTTCTGAATTCTGCACCCATTTTTGGTACAATCATTTGGTAACCCATTATCAATTCCTTTATGCCTCTATCTATATCCCACTCAGGAGACCAGCCAGTTGATTCAATTTTTGCATTC